CCAGTTGTTGTCTTCAGCACTTGCCCTATTACTCGGTGGATCTCATGGTGGAAGAAAGGAAACTGCATAATGCCAAGACATACAAAAGCAGAAAGAAAAAAAAGAATGATGTCGAACCGCTCTTTTAAGAAGAGCAAACGATTAGGGATAACCCGAAGAGGCTAATCCCACTACCACACGGCCCGGTCTTAGGATCGGGCTAACTTTTTACAACAACCTCTTCACCCTCAATCATTACAAAATCTTCAGCCGGAATTAATTCAAGCTTGTATCCCCTGATTCTGTCAACCTTAAAAGTGTGGCCCATGATCTTTATTCCCTGACCTCTTTTAATAAACATGGTTCGCTTTTGAGATTTTTTCATTGAACAATTTTCCTTTCTCTATGGCCCTGTCAATTATGGCAGCGCATGGTATTGGTTCATTTATGGATTTTTTCACATTGCAGAGAGAGGTGTGAGTTGATGACAATTGATCTATCACCGCAATGTATTTTCTTTCAAGTCCGTCCAATTGTCTGGCCAGTGTATTAAGCCTGTCAATAGCAGAATAGCCCGTCTCAATCACATGACAGTCGTGAACGCCATCAGCTAAGGCGTCCTGAAGTCTTTTCGATATGATGTGCGTTGGAATCTCCATGATTACCCTCCCCTATTTCTTAATTATATCCACCTTGAATTCACCACAACTCCAATCTGCAAGAACTTTTGGAAAGAAACTGTTCGTAACAGGTTCCACCTTTCCCGTCTTTGGATTCAATATTTGGGCGACTACAAGTTGAGGCGGGTATCTTCTGCATGATCCTGATTGACCGTCACTCAATAACCATTTGCAATATTTACAATAACTACCCTGTGAATTCATATTCATTTTGTTCTCCGTGATCGTTTTCTTCTACATGGTTTGCAAAATCTATCGCCTCTTCTTTTCGATTCAAACATATTGGAACACTTTAAATCAAGACATTTCCTCATGTCTATTTCTTGATTCTTTAATCGGGCTGCTTTCACCGGGCTTCTTTGATCTAGCTTTTTAGGTTTTTCTGCCATTGAGTTCTTTTTCCACTTGTTCAAATATCTTCTGCATGGCCACAACTAAATCAGCTTCAAGAAACATATCTCTTCGTGGACAGACTTTGACATGATGCTTGAATTTGTAAGCGATTGTTTTGAAGTCGAGGTCTTTATTGTGGAGGGGTTCATTCATTTTCTGTCTAATCTTTGTTTTCAATTTTATCAAGCATGTCCACAACCTTATTTAAATCTTCCGAGGCATTTTTTAAATTGCTTTTAAAACTATCCGGGATTCCTCCAAGTAGTTCATCCATTCTTCTGTCCAATTGCCATCCACTTATATGGGTTTTAGGATCGTGGCCGAGTTCCATCAACCTATTTTCAATTGCCTGAAAGTTTTCTGAATCATCTATGGCAGAATCACGCTCTCTCTTAATCTCTTTGATTAATTTCCTGATCCTATCACTAACTTTGTATCCAATATCTTCTGCTTTATGCTTTGTGTTCAGCCATTCTTCCCATTGTTCGATTCTTTCAGACCTATTCTTTTTAACATAGTAACCTCTAGCGACCTGAACTCTGTTCATCATGATATACATATAAATTGATTCAGGTATTTCAATATCTCTGTATGGCGATTTCTTTTTTTTGAACAACTTGGTTCCGGTTTTTGAGACGAGATAAAGACCGGCTTGTTCTGGAACCTCATCGGGACTTATTATTCCGGCAGGGGCAACAAAATAAAATTCATTACAATATTTAAGGTATCCCATCCACTTCTTGTCGTTCATAAAATCACTTCTGGAAACTTTAACTTCATATCCGGTTGCAGTTGCATTCGCCCAACTCTTGTTCATCGCCCACCCGTCTAGCCTAAGACATGGAGACGGCCCTGTTTTACACTCGGATATAAAAACTTCTTGCCAATGTTTGTTTTCAAGCAGTGTAATAATTTGACCTGCGTTAATTTTCATCCCTTCCCTTCCGCAGAATTGGGGGTGGTAAACCGATCACCAAACATAGTTTTTTGCCTATGAATTTCTTGACACTTGAAGTCACAGAAGATACTTCTTGGTTGAAGTTCGCTCGTTGTCCCATCGTCATAATAAAAATGTTTATCACAGACAATGCATTTACTTATCATCATCCCCCTCCGATTTTGGTGCTGTGCGGGTGTTCCACGCGTCAATTGCTTTTTGCTCGGAACCCTGATCACATTCGTGAAACCGTTTGCCCCAAGATCCACACCCTATGCATTTAGCTGTCCAACAATTACCGTCCCAATGGATCATGACATTGTCGTAACCACAAAACGGACACGGCAGTAATTTAGTTGGCATCGTCCCCTCCCTTCAATTTTTCGTAGCGTTGGAGCCATTCCAACGTCGCCTCACTCCAATCGCCTTTGTAATCATACGGGTTACTTGCAGATCCGATAATCTTTCTCGCCCGATCCAACAGGGTTTGGAGGGTTTGGATTCGTTGGTTGCAATAAGTTTCAGTTTGGAACACTTCGGCTTTCATCTTTTCACAACTGTATCGCCAGTAATTGTCAGACTTGAAATGCTTGTCACACTGTCCACAGTATGCAGGTGGTTCATGTTCAACCTTGTCCATCACTCACCTTCTTTCCGGGGTAGGTTCAGTCATTTCAATTATCTGCAAACCCAACAGTTTATTGTTGTGTTGTCTTGTGAAATCAATAGCAAGTTCACCGACATAATTATTGCATACATCTGTCAAAACTGTCATCTGATCGTAAGTAACAACAACGCCAGTGGGTTTTAAGTTTTCGCTTTCAATTCTTTTAATGGCGTCATAGAGCGGATTCAGATAATAATATTTTCTTTTATTTTTATCATCCCCGGTATCAATCAAGCCCAATGGCCTAAGATCAATTATCAATCCAACGTCATCCATCATTCCTCCCTTCAGTCGTGACTTCGGTGGGGGGTAATCTTCCCCTATTTTCTGCGTCATTTATTATTTCACTTACAATATCCAGCAGTAATTTCGTTTGTTCTTCGGCACTTCCGTAATTTCTTGTTTCGATCTGATTTAATATTGCACTGACCATTGGATACAATCGGCTCATAGGTACGGTAGAAATCAAATATTTATTGTCATCTTCTTGTGATCTCAACCTTTCGTCTGACTTCCGTTTACGGTTAATTTCTTTTAGTCGTCCTCTTTCTAATATGTCTTGAAGATTAGCCATCACCCCGTCCTTTCTTTGGTGGGATTTAGTTGGGTTAGGGCTGACTTTGCAACCCTATCTGCATACCGTTTTGCGAATCCGTCTTTAGCTATTGATTCCAACGCTTCCACCAACACAGCTTTGTCGGCCAATAATTTTTTAATCAATGCTGGTTGGTCAATACAATGTAGTTGATAATCGGTACATTGGAATGTTGGTTCTGGTACGTCACTCATCATTCACCGCCTTGTATTTGTTTGAGTGCTTCCTCGCACCATTCTTTAACATAAATAGGTGGTGGAAGGCAGAGAGGTAGATTCTTCCATTCATCACCCACAATTTTTTTCAATACTTCAACCCCTATGGTTTTTTGATCTAACAAAAAAATAACCATATCATTTTTTTCTTCATACTCTCTTATCCCTTCATGAATCATTTGTTTTTGATTCTTATTTTTTTCAAGAAGGGATTCGATGCAGTCGGCGATAACATCTATTTCTTCATCTAAAACATTCATTGTTAATCGTAAATGTTCAACCAACTTCCGGGCTTCATCATCATTCATGTCCATCCGTACCCTTCTAATTCTTCTCTGTTCATTAATTCCCTATATGAGAATTTCGTTCCTAACGCTGTGGTAATACCAATCATGTCCCCGGATTTATCATAAACTTTTGTGTTATAAACATGGACATATTTTGGAACTTGCAATCGACCAACTACAAAATCCATTCCATCTTTTGTAATTTTCCACATGCCAGAACATTTTTTATCTACATCTTCTAGGTTTGGCTTTTCTTCGACAAGGTTCCAGTATCTTAACTTTGCAAAATCTCCACCACCAGCGAATCTATCATCTTTAAAATCAACTCTGTGATACCACTTTCCATTTCTAGCCCCCGGCATAAAATAAAGATCAATCAATGATTTCGCCATTTGACAATTAATTCTTCTTTTATATATTTTTACAAACTGTTCGCAGCATGGACATCGAACGCCTTCATTAAAGTTCCTTCTTAGATATGCTTTTAATTCCGGTAATGTCCTATCGTAATTATCTGGATCTTCCTGCATCATTTCTTTCATCTCTTATAACTCCCTGAAATTGTTTTGAAAATAAACGGGGGAAAGGTTTTTAGAATACAGCAGATCGCTGTCAGCTAGAAAGGAACGGATGCACTCCGAGAAAAACTCTTCCCCCCATTCAATAATTGAGACGAATGTATGTGTACTCTTTCTTTGAACGTCCCTGAAGGACTGAGAGATCACACCATTTGTCAGTGTCGTCTTTGATCCATCCCTTTTTAACAAGGATGTCTTCGATTGGCTTGGCCCCTCCGTAACGATTGACTTTATCCAATGGACAATTTCGCATTGAAACAATTGTGACGAAAGCTTTCTTTTCAACTTTGTCAACTTTGATAAGTCCTCGAAGTGCCGATGCCCAATATCTACAATAATTTGTCCAGTATTTTGGTTGTCGTTCAGCCGCTTCACCAATGAAATGATTGAGTGATTCGATGCGTGGAGATATTGTTCTGCGATTGTGGATACAGTGATAAACTTCCAATTCAAATCCCATCGGTGAGCAATGAATAATTTTAAGTAGCTCTTCCATGATCGATATTTTAACACAGTTTCTTCCTCTCTCTAAAAAGTAGCAATATGCAATTGGGTTTCATTTATGGAATGGCTCACAAATCCTTCGTGGGTTTCAGCGATTGTATGGTTCGGATCATTCAATTGGGTTTCATTTCTCAAGTGGCTCACACATGGTCGATGGGTTTCATTAATGGCTTGGCTCACATCGATAGACTGGGTTTCAGTTATATGATGGTTCACATTGTCAGGTTGGGTATCAATCCAGTGGTGGTTCGCACACTCAACTTGGGTTTGAATTCCTTTTAAGGCTCGTAGGTTGACACTGGGTATCACTGATTCTCTGGCTCGAATTCCGGGCTTGGGTTTCATGCTTTTCCGGGCTCGTATTTTTTCATTGGGATTCAAAGCGAATATGTCTCGAAGTGTTCTTATGGTGTTTACATTTTTTATGGCTCGAATTTTCACTCTGGTTATCAAGTGGCGTATGTCTCGCAGGGCTTTTTGGGTTGATACAGATAGCTTGGCTCGTATATACATAGTGGATTTCAAAGGAAGGATGGCTCGAATTCTGACTATGGGTTTCAATGAAAATGTGTCTCGCTGTGAAAGTGTGGGTTTCAACTCTTGTATGGCTCGAATGGTGATGTTGGGTTTCAGCCTTTTCTTGGCTCGAATGCTACAATTGGATTTCAACAACTGTTTGGCTCGAAAATTCTCTAAGGATTTCATAATAACTACGGCTGAATCTTACTCGTGTGACCCAACTTCTCAATCACATAAGGCTCACGAACAGGCAGCCCCTCCATCTCTCTCCACTTTTCCCAGAGGTGAGAAAGGAAAATCTTAGTGGCCTTCCTCTTCGCTCTGGCATGGATGTGACCTTTGGAGTAGTCGGGATGCTTGATTGTGTCAGCGTGTTTGGCGTCGTCAAAGATGTCTCTATAACGTCCTCCACATCTGACAAATGATTCACCGATTTTCCAACAAAGAGTTTTCAAAAACGAATTCCAGTTGGCAATTTGTCCAGCTTTTCTTTTGGCCGCAACTCTTTCAACCGTGATGTCATCGCCCCAACAATAACCCTTGAGAAGTCTTGTGATCTCAGCTTCAACATCTGTTTTCTTATCAGACCTGTCAACGTATTGTTGAGCGAATGGTTTGATAAATTCTCTCGCTGCATATTCAGAAGTGAACCATCTCTTTCCAGACTTGGCGTCAACCTCATAAGTGTGAAGACCGGCATAGGCCCAGAGACTTGAGATCGTATCAAACCGTTCAATACTTTTTCCATACTTCTCAGATTCAGATCCAATAGAAGCAATGATTCCGGCGGCAATGACAGGCCCAACACCTTTGACATCTTCGAGAAAGTAATTCCAGATCGGACGCTCTCTCACCCATCGGGCCATTTCTGATCTGATCTCTTCCTCTGCTGACATTAATTTATCTGCCATGAAGTCGTGAAGATATTCAGCATCGGATTCAGGAACAATGTCATCTCTAACCAAGGCTGAGATTCGGTTGCCTGTTTGAATTCTTTCTTTCTGAAGACTGTAATAAGTTCCGACAAGAAGCTTTGCAGCCTCAAGTGATGTTACTTTTGAAGGGATCTTTTTTCCCATATTATTTTCCTTTCTAGCTGACTTTAAAATAAACCCGGAGGAACACCCTCCGGGCCGACACTTTCCGGGCTACCGAAATTGTGTCTCAAACTCTTTCTACACTGTGGCGGTAATCATAATTTGCCTGCGCCTCTTCCTTGTTCTCATAGACGTGAAGTCCTTGAAAAAATAAAAGCTTCACATTGAAATCAGGATTGCCTTCAAAGAAAAACTGACACGCCTCTCTGAAAGTTTCACCCTCTCCCTCACCAAGACAGGTTGGCTCCTCATCTTTTCCACACCAAAATTCAAAAGTCCTACTCATTTTTTTCCTTTCTTAGAATGGGATTTCATCAACATTGTCAGGAGCATTGAAAGCCTGAACCTTCTTCTTCTCACCACCTTTGTCAATGTACTTCAATGGTTCAAGATACCTGTTGCCCTTGTCATTCGGTGCGCCAAGAGTGAAGTCAGCAGTTCCTTTGTAGCCAACTAAATCTTGAGGCTCAGGAGCGTGGTTGAAATCAAGGCCAAGACATTCCATCAACTCTTTAAATCTCCAAAGAGCTTTGTCGCTGAACCAGAATGAATCGAAGGATTTGAAAGTCTTTCCATCTCCAACGGCAAATTCAATGGAAAGACATTCGCCCTTCCCGCCGTCTTTCTTGTCATACTTTTTCATTTCCGATTTCTTGATTTCGAAGGGATAAGTTCCTTCAGGTTTTGGTGAGTGCTCATTCGCATCCGGGTCATATTTCTCCGGGTCGTATAGTGGTGACATATCATTTCCTTTCTTGGATGATTGTTTGTAATCTGTTTCGTGTTTGATTCAATCGAGTGAGGGATGGATTTTTTCCCATGAAGCCCCTCACCTTGTCTTCAAGTTCTTTGTTGTCCAACGAGGCCAACATCTCTTCAACTTCTTTCGTCCTTTCGGCCTTCTTCATCTCAGGGGTAGCATCTAAATGCTCTCTTAGGGTAGGGTAATCAAGGCGAATTCGGGGAGGCATTTCAAAACCGGCTCTGGACTTGACCTTCAAACCGGCCTGACCCTCGAAAATAATGTGTCTTGTTTTTTCTTTGAACTTGGCTTTGATCTTTCCGCCGTCGTCTTCATAGGTCTGGACATCACGGCAAATGTAACCAACAATGTCACACCAATCATAGAACATAGCCCATGAATGAGAAAACAAAGCGGCAGTCCTGATGCCATAATCTTCACCCAAAGGATCTTTCTCTTTGTTGATTCCATCGTGGGCGAGGATGACAACCTCCATGTCACGCTCGTTATTGATCTGATCGAGGAGGTTCAGGAATTGTTTTAAGACTTGTGTTGATGCGATAGGCCCCTGAGCGTATGCATTGAAGCCATTCTTACCTGTCTTCATTCCTTTATAGTCGTTCTGTAAAACATATTCCTGACAGAGTTTTTCAATCCCGTCAACGGTATCAACGACAACTGTTTTCTTTTCATGTTTCGTTTCAAGAATTTTAGTAGCCGCATCAAGACATTCTCCCCATGTCATACATCTCGGGAATGCCATGTCCTCTTCTTCAAGGTTGCCCAATCCATCTTCAGTGACTATGAAAATTGGGTTTTCGTATTCAGTGGCCAGAGTTGTTTTACCAATTCCTCCTGTGCCAAAATACATTTGTTTAGGTTTTCGTTTCTTAGGTTTCGCTAAGAACTTGCTCAGTTCTTCCATTTAATTTTCCTTTCTAGCTTATAAATCGTTACTATTTTTATCGTCAATTTTTTCTTCATTGAAAAAGTTTTTCAATTTACCGTGACCTTTTGGACAGGCTGCAAACTTTTTCTTGGTGATGATCAATTTCTCACCACACTTCTCACATGTTTCAACTGTGAATCCAGTTTTCCTCTCCGTCATATCTTTATCTCAGGATGTTTAAATTCTTTGTCTTGAAAACAGGGTGCATCAATTGATTGAATACCGGCACAGACGTTGAAGAATGAACAAAGTTGTCTGAATTTATTTTCACAAGCATCATCATTCTGAGGGTAGGTTTCAAGTTCTTGACACCTCTTCATAGTGTTTAATGTCATGTGCATGTTGGCAGTCCAGTTGCGGATTTCCTGATCTGTGATGGTGATGTTTTTTGTAAAGGAATATTTGTTGTAGTTCTCCCTTGCTTCCTTCATCAACCTGTCCTCGAAATTCTGCAATGTCTCAACCGCTTCAGCCTTCCTCAGATCAAGAGCCTCATCAGTTTCATCTTTCCTCCTCTGTATTTTGAGAGGTGCGCCCGTCTTTGGGTTAATGATGTTCTTTAATTTATTGTCTGAATGTTTCTTTACGACTATGTATATGGAGGGGCAAATGTAATTTAATTCCACTTTGATCATGTAATGATATTGACGGATCTGGTTATCAAAGTTGAGACGAATCCAAAAGTTAGAGGAATGTTTGTCAACAGCTTCGGAGGTGGTTTTATATTCAACGATGAAATATTTTCCAGTTGCTTTATGTTTGACGACAACATCAATTCCTCCGGCCATCTTATCTTCAGTTGTTTCAAAAGGAACCACTAGAACTTTTTCAGGCTGAACTAATTCATATTCTTTTCTTCGGTCTTTCCAATATTCAAAGGTGCAGACAACGGTGAATTTGATTCTGATATTCATAATCGCTTCTTCAACGGGATCGAGAGGAGTTGAATTCTCATTCATGTAATCATCAACCCTATCCAACATTTGTTTGACATTACAATCGGTGAAAAGAATTTCAGCAGCGTAGTGAAAGGCAGATCCCTCGTAGAAGTAGAAGACAAATCCCTCGGTTGTTTTCATTAAGACATATTGGTAATACCATTTGCGAATGCAGGTATGGAACACGCCGTCTTCAGAATTTGTAACAATCATTTTGTCCTCTCTAGCTGCTTAATATTATGACAAATTGGAAAGGTGATTGCAAGCGTGTCATTTCTTTTTTATGATTCAAGAGTAACGCAATATAAATTTTGCATAAGAAAAATTTTGTTCGACCCCGCTCCAATTACTTTCGTAATCGTTGCGTTACAACGGGGTCGGACATTTACTTTTCGGGGGAAGAATGGCTCGGGCAAGGAACATCAAACCATCTATAACAACGAATGAGAAGCTTGCTGACTTGAAACCTTTTGCAAGAATCCTCTTCATATACCTGCCGATGTTTGCCGACTGTGAGGGCAAATTGGAGGACAGACCACGCCGGATCAAGGCCCAGATGTTCCCGTTCGACAGCGTGGATGTTGATAACTTGTTGACAACTTTGGATGAAGCCGGATTTATAACCAGATATTCAGTTTCAAATTCGAACTATATTTTAATAGATAAATTTCTCAAACATCAGAATCCTCACAAGAATGAGCGCGATATTGGCTCAAAAATCCCCTATCCAGATAAAGACGGAACTAAGACGGAAGTTGTTCCGGCGCACGACGAAACCGATCCTGCTGATTCCCTTAACCTGAGTCCTGATTCCCTTAACACTGATTCCAGTGGCAAGGCCAGTGTGGCTGTTGTGTGGGATTTCTTTCTCGAAACCTTTCCGGACAAAAAAATCAGCCTGACACCAAAACGTCGGGAGAAAATAAAAACGGCTTTGAAAAATAATCCAGTTGAGTTTTTAAAAACTGCCATTACAAACTTTTCAAAAGACAATTGGAAAGATCGTTATAAATTTTCTGACATCATTCACTGTTTTAAAAATCAAGAAACAATTGAACGATGGATAAATTTCACAACAGAGAAACCAAAAACTCAAGCTCAGTTGGATATTGAAACTGAGTACGACAAATTATTCGAGGGAAAAAAATGAGAAAAGATATTTTCAAACACATGATGCAACTTTACCGTGACCGTTACGGTGAAGAGAGAATGAACTCTACGCTAGAGAAGTTCTGGTGGAAGAGGGCGAATGAGTTGGATGAAATTGAATTCGCTTGTGCGTTCGAACAATTGATTGATATGAAAAAGTTTGCGTTTTCATTTCTCGATGTCAGATCTTACATGGCCGACACTCAACCCCGTGGAGATTTAATTGATTGGTCGAAAGAAAAAAAGTCTGATCAAAAGTTTTCTAAATTTTTCAATCAAAAGATTTTACAAATGCTGACTGATAAAAAATCTCGTGATGAAATTTGGAATGAGTTGAAATTGTTTTTGTTGGAAAATAACACGTTGGATGAGATCGATAAACTTGTCATCAATTTGCGCTATTCCCATCAAATGCCGGGCCTCAGAGATTTCTGTGATGAACTTCATGACTTAGCTTACAACATCCAACGTGATCCTAAGCCGCTTCAGATAGGCCAGAATCGTGAAACATGATGGGGTTAGTGGGGTGAATAGGGTTGAGATATGAAGTGGCTGAGAATGGCTGGAAATAGGCTTAGAATTAACACCCTTAATTTTGAGCCAGAATCCTATCTTCCCCACCATATTCTCTTAAAAAGAAGGCTTTGCCCCGCGCACTTTACTTTACTGGATTGTACTTGACATTACTTTGTTGATGTGCATAATTGAGATCAGCTAGAAAGGACATAGTGATTAAGAAAATTCAACCAGTTCATAAAACCAGTGACCGAACATCGTCACCATTTTGGAATAAGAAAATCACAAGTAAGTTCAGCAGGGTTTTGAATGATGAGAAACAAAAGAGAGGTGATAATTGAAAAAGGAAACACGGATAAAGGAAACTAAAAAAGAATTGGTCAGGCAGGTTGATCGATTGAATGATCAGATTGAATATGAAAGGCAGAGAAAAACAGAACTGTCAAATAAAATTTCTAAAATGAATGAAGCTGTAAGTACTGCTGAATCAAAATTGCAACATACCGCAGAACATTACACTAATTTGTCATGGTCAAAAGATGTTACTCTTGAAACTTTAAATAAAGCTAATCAATTACTCTATGCAACTAAAGGAATAAAAATTGAAACTTCTAGTACTTATGGATACCAACAAGAGAATGAACGATTAATTGTTTGTGAAAAGATTTCTTCTGAAAATGCTTTGATTGAATTGGTTGGATTTATTAATGGATTAATGTTGAGGCCACAAATTCAAAGCTCACGTTCATATATAGATGGATTAAGCCATGATTAAAACTATGAAATATTGCGCTCTTTGCGGGACTGTTCTTTATGTAGGTTTGATGGTTCGAATGCATGGGCCTGACTGCATGGGTGATGTGAAAGATTTGCCAAAGCCACCGGAGAGGAAGTGAATCATGGATAATGAACAACTTGAACAAACTTTAAAAAAACTTTGTGCTTCAGGTAAGTGTTTAATGTCCAACATTGATAATGAAATTCATAAAGATGTAGAAAAATATCTCAAAGAAAACCCTTTTCAGGTTGCAGATTATGCCGGATGGAATTTTCATTCAGATGTTTGGTATGACGACATATCGAAAAAATTTAATGTCTTAGTTATGGTTTATCATTGCTGTCAAGGTATTTGGGAATTTGATACGCCGGAAGAAATCATGAAATTTTGTTGTGACAAATGGGGAGATGATTAAATGAAAGAAAAACAAATCAGCATCTACCTCGAAACAAACCAATACAAAAAAATAAAACGTCTCGCCCAAAAAGATGGAAGGTCGATGAGTGATTTTTGTTCGAGGAAGTTGTTAGATATTTTGAAGGTGAAGAGATGAGTAAAGCGAAATACGAATGGGAATTGAAAAAAGAATGTGAAGAAAATAATTCTGTTGAATTTATTAGAGGTGAAAACGGTGACATTGCAATAATTAGTTACGCTGATAAGCCTGAAGGTATGAAAGTTGTGAATTGTAAAATGTCAGAGATAGAATTTTATGAACTACTCGAAGACTTGGTGAGGTTGGTGAGGCCATGATTGGAAAATTTAGAGTATGGGATAGTCGAGAAAAAAAGATGTGGTCGCCTAAAGAGGTTGAAGAAAAGAATTGGTCGCTCGGATCTCACGGAGTAGTTGTTGCCCTTGATGAAGATTCTTTAAAGGATGGACACCTCTGGAATATAGATCATTTTGCAACACCACTTTTCTGGACGGGGCTTAAGGATAAGAATGATGTTGAGATTTTTCAGGGGGATATTACTTATTGGAAAATAGGAGTTCACGAAGAAACAAATATTGTTGAGTGGGCAGGATCATTGGCAGCTTGTAGTTGCTGTTATGAATCTTTTAACGGAAGTGGTTTCACTGGATTTTCAGATGCACATGAAATTATTGGAAACATTTTTGAGAACCCTGAATTGTTGGAGGTGGGGAAGTGATTCATATTAAATATAAAGCTCTTATGTTTGTATGGTCATTGCAAATATTTTGGTGTTTGGTGGCTGGAATTGAAAATCAATTGTTGGCTCCTTATTTTTTGACAGTATTTATTTTCTTACCTGAGAAAATTCAAAAAAAGATATTGGGGTATTGATGAACGGCAAGATTGAAACCTTCCGAGAATTTATTTGGTACTTGGGGTGGTGTGTTGTTGGAATATGGATTGGGAGTTTGATGATATGAAGACTACACAAGAAATAAAAGATAGATTAAATGATATAAGAGATAGTGTTGACACAATATTTTTAAGTCCATCAGGTAATCGTAAAGCTATTATTGATTTGATTGATCTGATGATTGAGATTATAGAGATCCACGAGGAGAAAAAATGAAAACTAAAGAAGCATTTGATGTTTTAAAAAAGGCCATGCATGATGACCCGAGCTATGCACACTCATGGCATTGCAACGTGGCTATGTCTTTCTTCGACGCTATGCCTGACCCTGTTACAAATGAATTCGGTCACAAGATGGCGAATGAGGGGGCGACTAGATTTATGCGATTGTGTTTTGGCGTGGAGACAGCGCAACATCCTAAAGAAAGAAATGAAATGAAAACATGTGAGTATCCAGAAAACGATCTTAGCTTTGAGGATCATGAAATAAAAGAGATCAAGGATACAGAGAACTATTGGCAAATATCAGTTGGTGATTATTGGCTTGGCCTTGATAAATCAGAATCGTCTTTGATTCCTGAAGTGGGAATGAAAGCTAGATTATATGGTGGTTTCGGGTATCCAGTTCGAGGCGTCTTTCTTAACGGAGATAAATTTTATTATCGAACTGAAGAAGAACAAAAAATTCACAATCAAATTAATTCCTACGGCAAAGACGCAAAAGATTGGCTTGCTCGTTGGGACAAGGGTGATTCAGTTTGGTCAATTGAGATGGGTGGTATGGGGCCGGGATATGAACAGGCCATTCAAATCACTGCGGCTGAGTTATTAAGATTTTTATTGGAAAAGAAATATGATATTAAATCATGGGAAGATGAAGCTACATCGAAAAGAGATCGAGATGAAATTCACAAAGCATCTCTTGAGATTCCTAAAATAAAAGATCTCGGTTTGTCTGGCGCTCAATATGGTGCGGCTTTAAATATTGCTTCAATGATTTACAATAAAGGCCCGGTTGCGGTTATGACAGATGAAAGAGTTGAGGATAGAAAGATTCAAGTGTCGAAGAATTTTCCAAGGGGATAGAAATGTTTTTGGAAAGGATACCGAGGGCGTGAGTGATCAAAGTTGGGTATCCGTGAAAGATGAACTACCACCAAGACGAAAGTATGTATTGATTCATTTAACTAAAACTAACTGGATAGATGAAGATGATCCTGATTATGTTTATTGTGATGTGGCCATGCGTGTTAGTGCTAAATATGAGGGTAATAATCAACGTCACTATTCTTGGGAGACGTTTGGCCCGTCTTCATATTTTGGACAGGAAGTCGATTATTGGTGTCCTATACCTAAGTTGCCTGTGTCACAATCGAAAGTCACATGAGCGACGACACTCCAATATGGGCCATCCCACACAAGGAAGTTAAAAATGTGTCGTATAAGCAAGCCAAAAAGATTATTCGAGATATTTACCGTAAAGGAAACGACATGAAAACAGCCGCAACAGTAACAATTCATAAAGCAGCAGATATGGATTACAAAGGGCGAATGAAGATTGCAAGATGGCTGCATCGGCAAGCACGTCTTTTAGAATCAAAAGAAAAAGCATCTAAATTAGCGCATAAATATGTGGCTCGATGGGAATATACAGAATGATCGAAATATCAAAACCGGGTGAAAAATTGAAAGGAAAAAACAATGAGCGATAGTTCAAGTAGTTCAGGAGGCATTGGAATAATCGGCCTCCTTGGTGTGGCATTCGTAGTTCTAAAACTATGCGGCGTTATCAATTGGTCATGGTGGTGGGTCACTGCTCCATTTTGGGGAGGGCTGTGTTTAATTTTATTGGTGCTTGCAATAATCTTAGGGTTTGCGTGGTGGGCGAACAAATGAAAACTCTCTACCTCCTCACATACATAGAAAACAAATCAGGTCTTTTCCGTTCTCGCCTCTTCGATCAAGACACATTTGAAATCTTCCAATCCGAACCCTCATTCTCAAGATTCGTTACAGAAGAAGTATGTCAATTTTACGCCCGTTGTAAGTATGACAATATTTCCATTATCAAACCGTTGGCTCAACATGTATAATATTAAGCATCAAGCTTTCCCTATTTGGATTGCTTTTCTTCTCTCAGGCCCTTGGATTGTTTTCAAGGGTTTTTTTGTTACAATGAATTTTTCAATTAGTCTGACTGTAACCCCGGCTTGTGGTCGGGGTTTTTTATTGTGAAGAATAAATGTCACGTTTCTGAAAGGATTGAATGATGAGCGAATTCTTAGAGACAGTCATATTCCTTACCTGCTGTGCAATAACGTTGCTGACAATTTCGGTGATAATGCACTTAATGGACATCAAGCAAATTATTAAAGAAATCTATCGTGACATGCCAGACTGACCACCGTCACCACAATCTGAACCCCTTGATGAGTTTCCGGTCAAGCTACTCTGATGGGGGTTCTTTTTATACATGTTTCTTGAACTTGTAAAGATTTTTTGATATTTTATACACGTCTTCGGCAAGGTTGCAAACGAACCGGGGGAACCACTGGGCTGATCTCTTGGTGGAATGGATCTTTCAAGGTCAAGTAGTCGTTGGTCATAGGCCTCGGATGCGAACTTTTATTAATGTTTATGAGGCCAATTACAATAAGTACACATTACAATATTCCTACTCAAAATCCCTTTCATCTTGCAATGTGGACATCGCCTTGGATAAGGGAAAAGGAAATTCCAAGTGGCGGAAAATGGGTTGAGCATGGTGGGGCCTTTGAAGATGTTACATAGATAGATATTGAAATACCATAATAGACGCCACACATGTCAATCCACACAGACGGGAAAATGAGAGAAGGCGGAAATTTGACGTCGAGAACTGTGCTGACATTGTGACCGGGAGGAGAGGGCGTACAAAAAGGTGGTAAATCGTTTGACAAGGCATTCATATATGAAGTAACTTGTCGATATGTTCAATATTGATGAACACGAACCACACATTGATCTGCTCAAATTAATTGAGAACTTGAGGAAATGTCACGAGAAAGGCATTGAGCCTCCTGAGATCCATCCTGATCTCAGACAGCCCTGCGTCATGTACTTTTTAGATGAGGGATTTCAAAAGGTTGAGATCGCTTCCATCCTCAACATATCCCGTGGCACTGTTTACAACGATATTCAATCTTATGAAAAACGGGCCGAAAGTTCGGTCTTCTATGAAACAGTGGGCAAAGTAGCTGAAAGAATTAATAGGCGGTCGGATGTTTTGTATGCAAAAGCCATGCAGAATCGTGACTTGCGATTGGCTCACGATGTTGAATGTCGTCGGCAAGAGCGGCTGCAAGGAATTGGAATGATTGAAAAAGTTCCTGAGAAGTTGGAGATAATTGATGGCACTTACGAAGGAAGAAATAAAGAAGACCTTATCGACTTACTCGCACAGAGAATTGCTGAACGAACTGTTGAATCAGGACAAAGCGGAGAGACAGACGTGGTTAAACAATTGTCAGGATAATTTCGATTACTTCTTTTTCAACTACTGTTTCACCTCTACTGATGACGGACAGTGTAAAAAGATTCCAGACACATACACGTTCCTGACCGATCTTTACAAGAGGTGGAATGTTCCTGACACTCCGACATGCGATGTTAAGTCAGCACAGAATTTGATTACATGGTTATCTGCATCAACGAATCTTCACGACATATTATTCAAACGTAATATTGATAACTGTTATATTTCAATTGGACAATTCGAATCATCTAAAGTAAAAGATCGTGTTCAGTTTCTTATTGACAATCTTCCCGAATGGTTTCTTCCCCTGCTTGGGTTGAAGCAAACAGGTGAATCTAAAACACAGATTGAATTCACAAAGAATGGAAAAGAAAAATCAGCCATCATCTTCTTACACTCGGGTGAGAAGTCGGGGCGTTCACTAACCTTCTATCGATCAACACTGGATGAGTTTGGCTTTCAACGTAATGCAAAGAAGATCTATGAAGGAATCAAAGGACGGACAATCTATCTGAACATCTTCTCGACGCCCTCCTACTCAAAGGCTGGATTCTTTTATAAACTGTGGACAGAGGGTTTTGTGCTTGGCGTTGACTGTTCGACAGTATCATTCGCTGACAACCCCGACAAAGTACCGGGAACGGAGCAAGGTGATGCGTGGGCTGAGAAAAAAAGACGAGGCATGTCAGATGAGCAGTGGCGCAGAGAGCAAGGCTGCGAGTGGATCAGTGAAGGCGGCTTGGTTTATTCGACCTTTAGCCGGGACACTCACATGGTTGATCCTCTTGACCTTGATCCCAATTGGGATTACTTTTCTGGTCTTGACTTTGGTTGGGATCATCCTTTCGTCCACTTATGGGTTGCTCAAATCCCATGCGGCTCATGGTTCAGGTGGTACATCTTTGATGAGTTTTACAAGTCACATGTGTACCTTCAACAGATCTACGACGCTATCAACGACCGCGATCTATCTGTGCATGTATCAGGAGAGCCTCCCAATCAGTCAGAGTGGCGTATCAAAGACAAGTACCGTCAACGCATCTCTGATGCTGCCGGTAAACGTGAGCGGGAGGAATTGGCAAAATTAGGACTGTCAACTGAGCCTTCGGTAAAGGGTCATGACAGTGTTAATACGAAGATCGGCAAGGTTCGCCATGCTCTTGAGATCAAGCCTGACGGCATCCCCGGATTGTTGGTTTCCAAAAATTGTGTTAAAACATTACTTGAATTCGAAAATTATATGTATCCAAAAGAAGTGTTGGATGGCGAACACGGCGACAAGCCTTTAAAGAAGTTTGACCATTCAATGGACGTGATTGGTGATATTCTGATGACAGTGAGTGAGGTTAGGCATGAAGAGATTGCTTTCAATTGGTAGCCAATGACACCTAGAAACAATCGTCCAATGCTGCCGAAGTTCAAGTACAGTCACATCTTCTTCACAAATATGAACGATAACTTCGGTCTTGACTTCGTGTGGCCAAAGGATAGTCACTCAGTCCCCAACACTCCCAAGAAGTTCATTCCAACCAAACCGTTTCACATGCTCCAAGATCTCAAGACCATATTCAAAGACAAGCCTGTGTTCGTGATCGGATCAGGCCCAAGCCTTAATATCAACATCCATGAGTTGAAGCTGTTGGAGACACACACGCCCAGAGATCAATATGTCATCTTGTCGTGTGACGGCTCGATATGGGATCTCAAGGAGTGGGGGATCAAGCCTGACTTTGTGATCTCAGCAGAGGCGGACGGGCAACACAATCGGCCACAGATTCCAACAACTGATCTACTGCTCAATGGCGGTGATCTGGAATGGTTCAGTGATGTACCTCTCATTGGCCCGACATGGTGCAACAAATCATTCGTCGAGAAGTGGCCATGCAAGAAGGTTTTCTATTACGTCAACCACGATCTTCGGTATCAATACTTTTGGGACGTCCATCCTGAGATGTTTCCCTCTGATACAGATTGGGCTCTGATCGATGCCCGGTGTTCAGTGGTCGGGTTCCATGCTATTGATGTGTGTCGATACCTTGAGGCCAGTGAAGCGATTCTCTTAGGCTTCGACATGGCAGTGGTTGACAGCAAGAAGCATCATAGTGAAAAGTTTAATTTGGATTGGGAAGCTGACAAGACGGATCTGAAACAATGTTACGCCGATCATGTCCTGTGGTTTCTCAACAACTTTAATGGTGAGTTCAATATGAACGTCTCCAACTGCACAGAGGGAGGGGCATTGACTGAGGGTCTTTGCGACGCTAAGTGGATGACACTCTCTCAAAAGCTCCTAGAAATAAGGACGGTTCAACATGCCACAGTCACGAGTAGATAGAGACGTATTCAGAAATTTCGATGGTGAGATTGACACTCTCAAAGAGATTGTTAAATTCATTCAATTCAACAGGGACAACCAGAGCGCATCAGAGGGACGTAAGGATGATTCGAAGTTGGTCTATGACATGTATTGGGGAGTGCGTCAGCCTGATATTCTCAAGGTTGAACTGAGGAAGAGGTTCCCGAAGACATTTAACAAGCGGAGACTTGCGACAGAGAACGTCACCAAGGCCATCGTTGACACTCAATCCGTTGTGTACAAATCCCCACCTCAAAGAGTTGTTGGTATTGACTTACCTGAAGATGCTGATGATGACACACTTGAAGCTGCTGACACCACGCTCTCAGAGCTTCAGAATGTCTATGACAAAGCAGTGAGGGACATGAAGCAAGACTTCATGATGCAGAAGCTTGAGAGGTATCAGGGTTTTGATCAGACGTCATTGGTGCAGATTGGATACCTTCCAGAGCAAAACAGATTGAGCATGTTGGTTCTCCCACAGTTTTATTTCGATGTGATCCTTGATGAAGAGGGCGCATTGATGGCAGTGGTCAAGGCTGATTATTTTGGGGCCACACGGGAAGAGGAGTTGAGGACTTACGAAGTTTGGACGAAGAAGGATTTTTGGATTCTCGACAACAACTTGGCTGTCATGGACAACGGCCTCGACAATGAAGACAAGAATCCATACGATCCCGTCATCCCCTTCTTCTTCGCTCGTGCCAGTGATCCCGATCAAGGTGACTACTGCGATCCCCTCACAGATTTGGCAAACCTCAACACAAACATCAACCTGCTCCTGACTGACGCCATGCATTTGGCTGAGTTCCAGATTCATGGTCAACCCGTCTCGACAGATATTGAGTGGCCCAAAGATCCCAAGACAGGGCCAGAGACAGTTCTCGATTTGAAATCAAGAGGCGACAAGACGGGAACCTTCAGATTCCTTACGCCCAATGCAGATTTTGATGGACTGTTCTCAACCATCAATCGCCTGCTGACGGGCTACGCTTCAACACGAGGGCTTCCACCCAACATGTTTAGTTTCGAGGTCAACAAACAGGCTGGAACAAGTGCAGCTTCAGGTGTCTCTCTCAAGATTCAGAATGCTCCTCTGATTGAGTTCAGGCAATCTCAGGAAGAAAAGTACAGAATGTTTGAGGACGGAATCTTTGAAATCATCCGAGTAGTTTGGAATCACAATTCATCACTTCATGGATTGGGTGAATTTCCTGATGACATGAAGATCAATATGGTTTACACCGATTCGTCTGATGCCTTTGAGACGCCGAGTGATCGAGCCACAACCATGTTGAAGATGCTCTCTGCTAATCTTATGAAGATGACAGAGATCGTCATGGAAACGCATCCTTCATTCAATAAGAAGGACGCAGAGAAGTATCTGATGGAAGTCCTTGAAGAGAAGAGGCGATTCGCAGGTGTGAACATGGGTGATATTCCTGATGATGCTGAAACTCAAGATTCTGAATCCAGTTCAGTAGATTTGTTTCGTCAAGCCGTGAGTGGAATCAATGGCGTTCAACCAGAAACAAGTTGAAGAGGTTTCCAATCGGTTGATGGCGCTTGAAGACAGCATCACCGATCAAGCGGAACTTGCGATCATCAATGGGCTGCGTGAATTAGTTGGTGAGGCTGAAAACGCTTTACGTGGCGTGGAGATTGATGAGGATGGCAATGTCACAAGCTCAGATGAAAACTTCAGGAGAGCGCAGGAGATCGTCAATGGTCTGGACGCTGCTCTTCAAGACCTCGCCAACACTGGACGGAATGTCATTCTAGGTAGGTTGGCCAATGTCACAACGAACGTGGGAGATTTACTTGGTGCTGCTGGTTTTGATGTTGATCGTGATTTTGCAAATCGTATTGATGCGAATATTGTAGGATCATTTCTCGATCTGGATCTGAGCCGGTTCAATGGTGGAGGGTCGGCTTCAACTCAAGTCATCAGAGAGGGATTGTTCAACCGCCTTCTTGGGACAAACACATTCGACGATCTTGTTGACAACCTCACGCTGACCCTGACAGGAACGGATGCCGGTGGTAATCCAATGGCACGACACGCTCGAACATGGGCCATGAGTGCAGTGATAAGTTTTGAAGGCACTGTCATGCAGAATTCCATTGACATGGATTTGGTTGGTGGTCAATTCTATTCAGGGCCGAGAGATGATTCCAACAGAGAGTTTTGTCGAGTGAGGGTGAACAAGACATTCACGACTGAGAGGATTCAGCAGGACGTCCAAGCAAACCCAATCGGTAATTCAAGTATGAGATTACCCGGTGGCTGGAACTGTCGTCATGTCCTTATTCCAATTCCTGAAGGAGATCCGTTACTTGACAATGCGATTGGAATAGGGGATTCTTTGTAAATGGCCAGAGCACCTTTACAATTCACGGCAAATTCCATTGAAGACTTCATTCCTTCGGTGCTCAGAGCAATGGGCGTTTCATCAATTGCTCGAATTAAATTGAGATTATCCACAACTGGACGGGGTGTTGACACTCGAAAGCTGAGAGGCGCAAGGGGTCGTGGTCGATATTCTGCCAGTTATGAACGATTCAAGCGCAGACAAAATAAAGAAACCTCATTTGTGAACCTTCAATTATCTGGCCGAATGGTTGCCAACATGCAGATTATTGAACAAAAAAGAAGATCTCCCAAACAAAGCGTGACCATCGGATTCACATCAGCCGAAGAAAATGAAAAGGCTCTTGAGAATACTGAGCGCAGTGGCGTGTGGTTGGGCCTCACCAAAAAAGAGACTTCATCCATTCGAACACTTGGCCGAAAGCTGATGGAGAAAAAGGTGAGACAACTTGGCGGTAGATCGGTGAAAATTAGAATCACTTGACAGCACGCCATTTGTGTGGTTTAAATATTCAACACGGTAGTCGTGTCGCAGTAGCGGCAAAGGAGAAATTATGCCACCAGAAGATGACATAGTAGTGTCAGATCCGAAAGATGATCCGGATTTAAAATCAGATCCTCAGAAAGACGCAGTAGTGTCAAAGGATTCCAAAGCATTTCAAGAATTGGAAGCCAAACTTGCGAAACAAGAAAAAGTAAATGTTGAACTCGCAGGTGAGGCCAAAGATTATAGATTGAAGCTTCGGGATATGAAGGAGGCACAAAAGTCTGCCGATGATGAGAAGCTGATTGACCAGAAACAATATAAGACACTCTTCGAACAAGAAAAGGCCGGACGAATTGCTGACGGTGAGAAAATTAAAACTCAGGCAATTAATCACGAGCTTGAACTGACTGCTGTAAAAATGGGGATCAAGGACAAAGACTTGATTTCAAAACTCGTTGATACATCAAGCATTGTTTACGATGACGAGAAGTCAAAAGTTTACGGTGCTGAAGAAGCGATCAAATTGTTAAAGGAAACAAAAGGCTACTTGTTTGGTGACGAACAACCTCCTAAGAATGCTCGGGTCAAGACGCCGAAGTCTGACAACTCGCAAAAGAATGTTGAACACAGCGAGATGGCAAACTGGACGCAAGAGGAGATCCAAGAGCATTTCAGAGCAAAGCGTGAATCGCAGAAAAAGCTGCCTCACGCAGTCGCTCGAAATGCATAATGAAACCGGCTAACTTTAGGAGGAAAGCCAGATGACAGTAGCAAATGTAATTCCGGAAATTTGGTCGGCTCTGTTAGTCGATATTCTTCAGGAAAAAAATGACATCACTTCACTCTTCAATCGTGAGTATGAAGGCGAGATTCAAAGCGAAGGCGACACAGTAAACATTGCAAAGTTTGACGGTGTGACTGTTCGTGACTATCCCACAACTGACATGACGATTGATCCCATTACCTTTTCAACACAACAACTGCTTATCAACAAAAACAAATACTTCGCCGTTGAAGTGCAGGATGCCGACAGGATTCAAGCGAACATCGGCCTTGACAGTCCCATCCTTCAGGACGCTGCTGAGAAGATCCAGATCCAGATGAACACGGACGTTCTTGCTGACGGATTGGTCGGGCGACTGACTGCGAATTTGTTTGATGCAGGGGCAGGGCCTTTTGATCTTGATGACATGTCTGAAGTCAAGCGACTGTTGGACGTCGGGGATGTTCCCGCAACTGATCGGTGGGGTGTTGTGCCTCCTGATTTCCTCAAAGACCTGTTGGGTAATTCCAACTTCATCAAAGCTAATGAATATGCTTCAGCCGTGGCTGACAGTAACCGTCCATTGCTTTCTGGTGAGATCGGTCAGATTTTTGGAATCAGGATCATCATGTCAAACTCTGTCGCCAAGACAGGGCTGACACCAGATCAGCATCGGGCTGTATTCTTCCACAGGAGCGCAGTTGCTTTCGCCATGCAGAAGTCTCTGACTATCGAGGCTATCCGTGGTGAGAAGAGGTTTGACGACATCATACGAGGATTTGTCTTGTATGGAACCAAGCTCGTCCAGCCTACTGCACTTGTTGAAGTTACACGAGACACACTGTAAGGAACCTTTATCGGGAGTGGTGGCTCAATGTCACCCTCCCATTTTTAAGGGGAAATTATGGCTACGTTCGCAACTGATCAGGATTTACTGAGGTATGAACCGGAGCTTGACGTTTACTTGCCAAGCACCCAAGCGGATTACACACCTCAAAATATTGCAGCCGGTGATGTCATCATCGACGATCTCAAACGAAAGAACATGATCAAGGATGAGGCTCAGATACTTGAACCAACGCAGTTGAAACAAGCTGCAATATTTCAAGCTCTGTCAATCATCTTTAACTTCTTGTCAGCCAATGCGGAAGACAAGTTCATGGCGAAGTCTTTCACTTACAAAGAAAAGTATGATGAAGAATTCGCTCAGTTGATGATGTCCATAACGATTGATTCAAATGAAGATGGCAGTGCAAGCGAAGATGAAAAAAACCAATCCTTTCAACCACGATTAGAGAGGTGGTGAGATGACCGCCTCTGTTGCAAGAGAAATAATCGAAGCAGCTATTATCAGGTTGGAGGGCCTCGACCTCATAAACGGAAATGAAATTTTCGTTGAAGAAAATGTTCCTGCGACTACCAAGGACAAGTCCTTCACCATTCACTGGAATGAAGGGACGCTTGATCTTGATAGTCCGGGAGTGAATCGGAGGGCAACGATTGAGAGAAACTTGGAGATTCAAATCTTCAGGAAAGCTCTCAAGACTGCATCCGGTGACAAGCAGAAGAATGTCTTGCTCGATATGTATGACAAGGAGCAGGAAGTTTTCGCAAACATCATGACGACCCGTCTCACGACTAAGGTTCGTTTTGAGCAATTGGTATCGACAACCGTTGAAACAACAGAGCTTGGCCCTGATGAATGGTTGGTCAATACAATGATTTTTGTTTTTAAATATGAAGTTCAAGTCTAAAGGAGAGACATAATGGCTACCCCATTAACAAGAAACACAATCATCGGTGTCGCCCCTGAAGTGACGGAGGGAACTTATGTCGCTCCTACCGCTAATCAGGCAATTCAGGTCGTTGAGTTTCCAACCATCACCCCTGAAGCAGAGGTGATTGAAAGAAATATTATTAAAGGATCAATTGGAAGACTGAAGCCATTGCAAGGTCTTCACAGTGGAAGTATTGAATTTCAGGTCGAAGCAAAGGCTGCCGGGGTTACTGGTGGACTTTCTGATCAGCCTGAGATCCATGACCTTCTGCGTTCAGCACTCGGAACATTTCACAACGCAGGAGCAAACTCTTTGACAGATGTCGCCTCGACTGACACTATCATTGAACTTGACACAGGTGACGGTTCAAACTTTGTCGTCGGTGCAATCTTGATGATTTTGGGAGAGGTTCGTTTTGTTCGTTCCATATTGGGTGACCAACTCACCCTCAACAGGGCATTGTCAAAAGGCGCTCCCGCAAGTGGCGTCACAGTCTTTGGAGGATGGACATATTTTCCCGTCACCTCTGGACACCTTCCTCTTTCCATTACCGCTTTCTTGGGTGATTGGGAACAAAGGATGCTTGGGTGTCGTGCTTCTAATCTGGCCTTCGCTGATTTCAGTACTGGTCAGATTCCAAAACTGAGTTTTACTTTTGATGTGATTGATCACGATTCAGTTGTTGGAACCCTTCTTGCAAACCCTGTCTATGAAGATCAAGTTCCGCCCCTTGCATTGGCCGGAAACATTTTCAAAGACACAACTCTGTTCTGTATTAACAATCTGGCTCTGACAAATGCTCAGACCGTCACTCCCGAAACTTGTATCAATACTCCGGGTGGACGAAACAGGTTGTTCGTCACAGACAGGAATATCACAGGAACCTTTGACCCATTTGTCGATGACACTACTGTTCAGCGATTCACAGATTGGATCAACAACAATGACTTTGAAATTGAAGCAGTGCTTTCAATTCCTGATGTTTCAGGTGACTTTGTTCAAGGAACTTCGTTCGGCATTTGGTTGCCTCAGACGAATTACACCGGAATGAGTTTCACTGACAATGACGGAACTGTTGCACATGAGCTTCCTTTCTCTGCTCATGAGAGTGCAAGCCTCAATGATGAAATCTATATGGGTTTCATTTAAACACGGAAGATTAGTTTGGGAAGGCTTGGTGTTACTCCGTGTTGCGCCTATGAAAGTCTTCCCATTAACACGGAGAAAAAGATGACTGAAAAACTTATTGCAGTGCGCTCAAACGCAACTGTCGATTTTGTACACAAGGGCGTGACATTCAAGATCGGAATTTTGCCCCGACACATTTATGGAAAGTTCATGAGCGTTTCCATGAAGATAAATAAAGACAAGCTCAAAGATGGTGAATTGTTTGATGCTCAATATGAGGTTGTCAAATACGGCGTGAAAGGTCATGAGGAATTTTGTTATGCAGATGGTGACGCTGTTCCATTTAAAGAAGAGGTTGTTCATGGCAAGGGTGGAAGAGTTACATGTGTATCCGAAGAAACCATGTCTATCTATTACGCTTCGAAAGTTATTGACGCTCTTTCCATGCACATTGCAACAGGCGCAGGGGATTCAGGTGATCAGGGAAACGAAACAGTAGAGGAAGGCATGGTGGAGGAAGCTTAATAGAATCGTTAGCTGCCGAGGTGGTCGTGCAAAACATGATCACCGAGGATGAACGCCATGCATTAATGTGGCTTTGTCGGAAGTATTCGAAATCTAAAACACCGGATGATTGTGGTTACTGCAATAATCCGATTGCGAGAGGTTTGAACTTTAAAAATGCTACTGAGAAAAGAAAGTTCATCAGGCAGACGAAACGGCAATATGGTTGCATTGGAAAAGCCATGCACCCTTTTAAGTTTGATGATGGATATGAGTTATATACTTGCCCCAACAAATTCGAAAAAGAGTTCGCTGAATACTTCAGAGCCTATGCGTGGATCGAGCATCAAGGAATATTCCCATTCGGAGAATTCGAAGATCAGTCCGAGAAGTTCATTCTTATTATGGAAACTATTCGCACAGAGTACCGCAAAATGGATAAAGAAGACGCCAACAAGATGAAGGAAAAATGGCAGAAGAAGTAACACTAAAACTGACACTGAATGACATTCAGTTCTTAAAAGCTTTGAAACAAGCTTCACAACAGACCGTGAAGAATACACAGGCTTTGAAGGGGATGGCAAATCAGGCAGCGAAAGTCGGCAAGCAATTTTCAAAGACGGCTGAACAGACTGAGAGGAACACCAAGGGCCTCAGAGGTTTGTCAACTTCTTCCGTCAACCTTGCCGCCAAATTATCCATTCTCACGACTGCGTTTTCTGTTTTTAGTCGTGTTGTCAGAACTGCGTTCAATCAGATTGAAGATGTTGTTCTGACTGCTGCTGCGTTCGAGACGGCTTTCACGGGCGTCATCAAAGTGGTTGACGGAACCTCTGATCAAATCAAACTCCTTGAAAGAAATATCATCACACTCTCAAGGGAAATTCCCGTCACTGCAATTGAGCTTTCAAAGATTGCTGAAGCTGCGGGACGTCTCGGTGTTCCTATTGCAAACATTGAAACGTTCACTGAGACCATTGCCAAGTTGGGTGTTGCGACTGAATTGACTTCTGAACAAGCTGCAATTCAATTTGCCCGTCTTGCCAATATTACTCAATTGCCTTTGGATCAGGTTGATAAATTAGGATCGGCCATTGTTGATTTGGGTAATAACTTTGCGACTTCCGAGCCTGAGATTTTGACTTTCGCTTTGAGGATTGCGGCGGCAGGTAATCAGATTGGCATTTCGACTGAACAAACTCTTGCCTTCGGTGCTGCTCTTACATCAGTTGGAGTTGAGGCAGAGGCCGGTGGAACAGCAATTTCAAAAGTCTTCTTCTCCATCAACAACGCAGTCAGGGGAGGTGGTGAGGAGCTTGAACGATTTGCTGATGTCGCAGGGGTTTCGATTGATGAGTTTGCCAAAGTGTTCAGAGAGGATGCGGCTCAAGCTGTTGTCTTATTCATTGAAGGACTGAACCGTCTCAACAAAGAAGGGAAAAACCTTTCGCCCATTCTTGAGGATTTGTCATTCAAAGATGTTCGTCTCACTCGTACCTTATTGTCTGCTGCCGGTGCTGGTGATTTGTTGCGTAATGCTTTGGAGAGATCGTCAAGAGCCTTTGAACAGAATTCAGCTTTGACGAAAGAGGCCAATACTCGGTTCCAGACTTTTGATTCTCAATTGCAATTGCTCATTAATAATTTTGATGCGTTGACGGTTGTTATTGGTTCAGAGTTTTTACCAGTTCTGAATGAAGCGTTTACTCAAATAACTGAGAATTTGGCTCCAACAATTGCATGGGCGCAGGCTAATAGTGATGTAGTCAGTGAAGAGATTCTTAGTGGATTCAAAATATTTTTGGATTTATTGACTGCATTAGTCAAAGTCACGGCTGTTATTGCCGATGCTTTCAGGTTTGTTGTAAATGTAATTCAGGCTGTCATTGGTTCCTTAATATCTTTTGGTGCTGTGGCTGGTAAGGTTTTTACATTCTTACCAAATGCAGTTTTTGGTGTTGCTGAAGAGTTTAGAAATTTGGCTGATGAAGCTGATATTCTTGGTGAGGAGCTTACGGATTCAGCCGTTGAAGGAATCAAATCTTTTGATAAATTCACAGAGAGGGCGGACAGCCTTAACGACAGAATCAACAGCTTGACAAACTCCCTTGAGGGATTCAAGAAAAAGACTGAAGAGATTGCAAGTAATCAAGCCACCACATCTTTAGGACTTATTCTTCCCGGCTCTGAAGGATTTACTGGAAAGCAACAGGAGGGAGCGCCTGAAGGAAAAGACAGAGTTGCAATTGAAAAAGAATTCACTGTCAACTTCCTTGATGAACTTGAGAAAAGGCGTGATGCTCTTAAGAAGGATTTGGCCCTTAGAACATCCGATGCATTTGCTCAGTCTCAAGACTTATTAAATCTTAGAACAATGGCCATTGATCAAGAGATTGCAATTTCTAAAATTGGTGAATCTGAGTTATTGTCTCTGAAGCTTCAGGCAAGGCAAGAATTCACTGATAAAGTCACTGAGTTAATTGGTCTTGAAAATCAAACGGAAACTGAAAAAGCTCAAGAAGCTTTTGATGCAAAACAAAGACTTCTTGAACAGGCTTTCAATGCTGAAGTTATCAGTAAACAAAGACTATTTGAATTCACGGTTCTCAACCAACAAGCACTCAATGAAAAACTTCTTGAAATTGAAGTGGCTGAAGATGAACGCAAAAAAGTCAAAATGCTTGAGCAGGAAGAGGCTAGAAAAGAAGACTTTGAAAAGAGGCTGGATGAACTGGGAATCTTCGCTGAATCTGCTGCCGAAGCTTTTGATGTAACGGGAGATGTAATTGGAGACATCACAAAAACCATTGGAGGAACTTTGGTTCAAACATTCCAACAAGTTGAATCAGCAGTGGCCAAAGCTTTCACTGCAATGATTGTCGGTGGCAAGAGTGCGAAAGAGATCTTCAAAGAACTTGGTGTTTCAATTGTTGCGACACTTGTTCAGGGACTTGTCCGTGTGGGAGTTCAGGCTTTACTCAATGCCGTGTTTGCTCAGACTGCGGCACAGGCAGAAATCACTGCTGCAAGTGCAAAAGGTGGAGCCAATGCTATTGCATCAATGGCAGGCGCACCATTTCCAATCAACTTGACAGCCCCGGCTTTTGGTGCATTCATTAAAGGATTGATTAACGCTCAACGTTCGTTTCAAGCAGGTTCAGATTTCGTGAGCAGCACTGGCCCCGCATTCATTCATCAAGGTGAGCGCATTATTCCTGCTCAGACAAATGTTGATTTGACAAGATTTTTGAGAAATCAAGCTGACGGCCCAAGCGGAGGGCCTCAAGGAAATTCAATTATTATTAATGTTGACACTTTCATTGGAGACGAAGAGTTTGCCGATGAGATGGCTAGAAAAGTTTCAGATTCAATTGATCTGAACGGAATCGAGTTTAGAGGATAATGGCACTACAATTTCCAAGATACGTTTATGATTCTGGTTCGGGCAATGTGATCATTGATTTTTTAGAACCCATTGCAGAAGATCCACATCCGTCTGTGCAAGCTGTAAGGAAAGACGCATTCAGTGGTAAAGGAATCAGACAGAGCGTTCATCATTTTAATGACGAGGTTTATACTCTCGTCCACCAATTCGAGACTGAATCGATTATCGATGCGGTTCAGACGATGATGGATACTTGGACTTTGCTTGGAAATGAATTTGATTTTTATGAGGATCAGACAATAACAGGTGTATTCAAAACTCTTGAAGTCCTTGATAAAACATTCAGGCCGAGGAGGATGAATAAGAAGCTTGATATTTGGGAGTTCAGAATTCGAGCGAGGCTGCAAATAACATGACATCTTCAGCCGCCTATATTGCAGAAGCTCAGAAGCGGAATATTCAGATTGGATATTCGATTGAGATCGAGGGGATTGCGATTGTCTTTTCTAATGTTGTTGTTCCGGGCGTGGCTTCAAATGATCAAGAAAACATTATCAATAATGAGAGATGGAATCCTGCAAAGTTGAGCATTGATACGACACGAATTTCCATTGGAACTATTTCCGTTGACCTTATTGATACTTCAGGGACACTCTTGGCTGAATATGCAGCAGGGACTTTGAACAGAAAGAAGATGACTTTAAAGCGTGGATTCGGGAACCTTGATGTGGCTGAGTGGAATGTTTTAAATGTGTTTACGATCTATGAGGTTGGAAGCGGTGATCAGAATAGATTAACCATTAAGGGCAGGGACAGGATCACAGAATTGAAGAAGCCGATTATCTTGCCGGATACAAAATTGAACGCCGATATTTCTGATGTTGACACACAGGTTCCCGGAATATTCCCACCTGATGCTGAATTCGATCTTGGCTTCCCGACTTCTGGTTCATGGCGTATTGATGAAGAGATTTCAACATACACAACTCTGGCAACAAGTGTTTTCAATTCACAAAGAACCGGAACTAATGTCGCTCACGATGAAGGTGATACACTTCAATATGTTCAAGTGATTCAAGAAAATCCTGTTGATATTCTTCTCCAACTTATGATCAGTAAGGGAGGGGGAATCACTGGAAGCATTTATGACGTCCTTCCTGTTGGCCTCGGTATTGATGAGACGACTATTGATGTGGCTCAGTTTGAAAGTATTAGAGACAATTCAAGTTTGACAGGAGATGTTTGGCTTCTGACTATCAGGGATAGTGTTGATGATGCTTTAAAATTATTTGAAGAACAAATATTTCAATTTGCCAATCTCAGGATTTTTATAAATGATGAAGGAAAGTTTTCATTGGCCTTATTGAATGAAGTCACCCTTGCTTCATTTGCAGGCGATTTATTAGAAGAAGATATTATTGTCATACCAAAATGTTCAATTAATTCGGACAGAATATTTAATCAGCTTGTAGTTGAATATGATCATGATCCCGAGAAAGATAGCTTTGTGAAGTTGGCTGTTTTTAATGATGCTGATTCGCAGGCAGAATTTGGAATCATTCCTGTTAAAGCTAATTTTAGAACTCAGGGAATCAGGACGGGCTTTGATGGATTGGGCCTTCTTCAAGTTTTCGCCAACAGTTTCTTTAGAAGGGTTGGCACTCCATTCGGCAAAATCAAACAGGTCAAAACTTTATGGAAGAAACAGTTCTTTAAAGCTGGTGATAAAATTCAGTTCACCCATGCAAAGGTTAAGAATTTCGCAACAGGGGCCATTGGAATCGTCAAGCAATTTGTCGAGATCATATCCCCGAAGTTTGATTTTCAGCGTGGAATCACCACTTATGAAATCAATAATTCCCCTTCTCTTTCTGACATGTGGGCTTTCATTTCTCCTTCCTCGCTTATTGATTCCGGCGTTTTTTCCCAGACCGTCTTTGATATTGAAGCCGGAGAAGGGGCAAGGGCTGAATGGACGGCGGGACAATTTATTACGTTATGGCTTATTGAAGGAGGCTCAGGGCCGATTTCAACTGCTGAAATCTTATCTGTCAGCACTGACACAATAACGTTAGTGGGGCCGGGTTTCAGTATTACGCCGACAACCGCCCATAGAATAAGGTACGCTGACTTTGATTCTGTTACGGAGAATCAGAAAATATTTGCATTCGTTTCTGATGGAAACAATGACTTTCCTGATGGCACTCCCCCGTATAAAATAAGTTGAGAAATTATGGCTGATTTAACTACTGAATTTTTTAGAGAACTGACATCTGCGGAACTTGATTTCAAGTCTCCCATCCCTGAAGACGTACAGCAACAGCTTGGACGAATCATAGACCAAAGAATCATGGCTATGGTTATTAATGATACAAACATCATTCTCGCAGGAGCGGTTGATTCTGTTTCAACGAATTCGATTGTTGATACAAATCCTACTTCTACTGGTGTGATAGACCGTGATGACCAATTCAATGGACTTTATATTCATTTCACTTCAGGAGCCGCTTTTGTCGCTTCAGATCAGAACAAATTCAAAATAACAAATATTGTTGTTTCAACAAGCACAATTACATCATCAACAAATCTTGCAGCAGAAGGCGTACTTGCCGGTGATACTTATGTCATCTATGGTCACAGTCATGATGGGCTGTCAATTCCTGATGGTGCGCCGATTAGTTTTCAGCATCTTGTCAACCATCTTTCAGGTGGAGCTATGGGTGCTGATGCGGCTGATGCTGTTACTGACCCTCTTGGAAACAGGGGGTCAACTCCTGATGCAACCACACCGTTTGCCACGATTGCTGATGCGGCTGTTTCATTTGGAACCAATGCGACAACTCAGGTTATTGGAGGCGGTGTTGCTTGGAGTTTCACTGTCACGCATGGACTTGGTCGTGTTCCTCAAGGTGTTTGGGGCGTTCAAACTATTGAAAATACAACCTCTGGATTTGACGGCTCTCTTTGGTTTGGTGCAAATCAATCCGGTGCAACTTTTTGGCATGGAGGCTTAGATAACTCACCAGTCAATTTCACTCAAGAATCAAGGTCGAATGGAATCATTGGACATTTAACAGCCGGTACAGGAATTTCTGATGGAGACAATATTCAGATTGACAGCTTTAATGCCACGACTTTCCGAGTGAGGTCATTCAATGGAAATGCTCCGAATGACAATGCAACCCTTTTGATAGGAATGATATTCGCATGAGTAAATATGTCAAAGTTGAATCAGGTGTTGTCACCACTACTCAGGCTAATTGTCCGGTTATGCCGAATCCTGCAAGGGACACTCAGACACCTCCCTATGACGTTGATACGCCTGAATTTATCGACAATCCTGCGTATGATTCAAACGTTCAAGGGTCTGCAAAGTATATTGTAAATCCAGTTTTCATTGTTGAGTATGTGACGGACACGGCCTACACGCTTGAGACGAATGATGCTATTGAAGCGGGTTGGACTTGGAATGCGACTGATGGCTTTGAAGCTCCGACACAGAGTGATAATGATGCAAATTGGGAAAACGCCAATACTGAATTAATTGAAGGCCGTCTCAAGTGTTCAAATGAACGTTGGCAACGTCGTCTTAGGGCAGGTGACAAAAGAGGGATGTCAACTCAGGATTGGACTGACCTCGATAATTTTACTGATTACACAAACGATCAACTCACAGATTGGGAATGGGGTCTTGGTGAATATGTTGCCGGTGATCTTGACGGAACTGTTCGGTGGCACAGGTGTATCATTGCCAACAGAATTGATTGTATGGCGTCTGGTGATTGGACAGCTTTGAACACGGCGGCTCCCTGATGCCTGATGTACATGAAGTTGGAATTACAATTGTTTGCTTGCTTTATGTTATAAAGTTATGTTTTGAATTTATGAGTAAAAGATCTCATAAAAGTGACAACGGAGCGAATGTTGAAAGACGTCAAGCCGATGCAGATTTTAAACAAGGGTTGGTTGATAGACTTGAAAGTCAGACTTTAACCCTTTCGAAGATACATGACACAACCGAATCGACAAGTGGAAAAGCTTCACGAATCGAGAAGACCGTAAACGTTATAGAGGATAGGATTCCAAGGAGCTAAATTATGACAAGCGAGGCATTAGTATTTCCAGACACATGCAACAACACCCATCCCAAGAGAGCGTATGAAGTTAAAGAACATACTTTCTCTGCTGAAACTGATGGCCCCATTATTAATAAATTAGGATTTGGCCTTCTAGGCATTTCGTGGCCTGCGGGTAGTGGAACATTAACTTTCAATGTTGGTGTTCGTTCTGGTTCATTGAGGGCGCATGATGGAATTTCAATTGACGCTTCATCAGAAAATGCAACTTCAATTTCAGATCTTGCAGAGTGGCCTTTCGTTCAACCAATATTTTCCAGTGCTGTTACTGGTGTTGTCCCGATTGCATTGTCATGACACATCCGGCAGATACGAATTACATCATCATTATATTGGCAGATGCTTTCACGTTGCCGGAATCGTATGGCGTACAGGACGCCAAAGATCAGGCTGATGATTATTGCATGATTGATGACCAATCCGAAAATGAGGCGTCCGATATTAGCTACACTCCGGGGGCAGCTTACCCTGCATGGATTCTAGCTGAATGTCCAAACGCCCCCAACTGTACTTACGCAGAGGCAAAAGCTTTGGTTCACACTAAAGGCGATTCCGGTTCTGCTTGGTGTCCGGTGGCGTTCTAATGGCTGTCCCGGCTCCCACGTTTGAAGATACCAATTTTAATACGGCCACTTGGATTAAAAGCGGTAGTCCCCTCTTGGCAAGTGATCAATTTGGCACAGACAACACTTTTGCTCTTGACGGTAATAACGATCTTATTACATACACTGGATCAGAGTTTATTCTCACTGGCGTAGCGCATACCATTTCCGGATGGTTTTTAACGACCGACGCCGGAGGCAATGATATGTGGAACGAGAGAGGCGGCATAAGTGGTGGTGGTTTCTTTACAAGGACAACACTTGGGGGACTTCTACTTATTCAATTTGAGAATACTTTAGTCACCACTCCTTTTACTAGAATCACAAGCGTGAGTAGCGTTGTTGGCGGTACTTGGAATCATTACTCATGTGCAGTTAATGGGACTTCAATCCGTTTGGTTTTGAATGGGGTTGATGAAGGCACGGTTCTACTTAGTGGTGGTGGTTATACCACGCCGGGGACTGAAGGTTTTCCCATGATTTTCGGTAATAACAATCCGGGAAGTGGTGCATGGGCGGGAACACCCTCAAAACCCAAACTTTGGGCGACCACAGAACTTAACTTAGCAGAACAGCAAGAAGAGCATGCCAATGAAGTAGCCCTCATACCAAGTCCGGGAGGAACACCAAGAAGCAGGCTCATCACCATACTCGGAGCAGGAGCCGCAAGAAGTGCCTGATCAAATCCCTGCTGTGTTCCTAGAGAACGATCCTGTTGCGACTTTGCGTGATCTGGTCATTCGCATCTATGGGCCTGAGATTGTTGATCAGGAGGGCTTCAGTGGGTCTTGAATTTGACGATAAACTGAAAAACAATACTCGGATGTTCGGCATTATCAGGAATGGCCTTTTTGAGTTCAGGGATGATACGGTCAGACTGTCCGATCCTGTTGGCCTGAACAAGGGACTGAGGGACAAAACACAAATTTTTCAATTAAAGGAATGTTGAGATGACAATAGAAACTCATTTTGTTGGCGACGATATTGAATTCAATGTTGTTTTTACCGTGGATGGCGTTGAGCAATTACCTGTCTCACCTACCGTTTGCATCAAGCAGACCAATGGAACAATCATCCTCGCTGAAACTTCATCAGGCGTGACAGTTGGTGGCGCTTCTGGAAACAGCATTCTTTTTACAGCCACTTCAGTTGTCGAAGGAACATTCAAAATATATTTCCGGGCTACTTTTGGAAATGATAAGCCAACTCGGTTTGTCACTTATCGAGTTATCAGAAGGGACGGAATACAAACATGAAGAATTTAACATGGTTCATATTGATCGGTGTTTTATTTGCCGGTTGTGGTAAACAGAGCTTAGAAGACAGGGCCGCAACTGACAGAATCGATGCAAGGATAACAACGATTGAAGAAGGATTCACTTCAGGGAAATTGACCGCCGCAGAATTCAAAGAAGGTCTGACAGGAATCAAGGATGATTTCAATTCCATGAAAGCGGATTCAATCAAAGACACATTACTGGCCGGTGGTCTTGGAGGACTTGGAGCAAGGACAGCGCTTCATGCCCTTAAATTTGGAGCGGGATTCATGCCCGGTATATGGGGCCAGTTGTTGTCTTCAGCACTTGCCCTATTACTCGGTGGATCTCATGGTGGAAGAAAGGAAACTGCATAATGCCAAGACATACAAAAGCAGAAAGAAAAAAAAGAATGATGTCGAACCGCTCTTTTAAGAAGAGCAAACGATTA